CGTCAACAACGATTAGATCGGGCTGCCAGGTCTGCAGCTTGAGGCGGCGGGCGAGTGTCTGCACCGACGCGACTTGCACCGGGTGATCCGACGGCTCGAAGCCGGCGGCGATGACGCCATGGTCGACCCCGGCCCAGGTGAGCTTCGCGCTCGCTTGGCGGATCAGCTCACGCCGGTGGACGAGGATCAGCACGCGACGACCACGCTCGACGGCGCCAGCAGTGATGGCGGCGAACACGATGGTCTTGCCACCGCCAGTGGGCAGCACCAGCAACGGCGCGCGCGCACCTGAGCGGTAAGCCGTGCGCAGATCGTGTATTGCGCGGGCCTGATAGTCGCGAAGCGTGAGACTCATGGGACTTGACCTGAGCTGCCGGGAAGCAATACCAAGGCGAGCGGCCCGATGCTAGTCGGCAGGGCAGGGAATACTTAGAACTACTGGGGGAAGGGATGAGAAGCCGGGAAATCGTGGTAAGTTCTGGGAGCATTCACTGCGGCCTGCCTATGGAGATCGCCGACTACCACCGCCACAGCGCGGTATCGAAGAGCCACCTCGACCAGGTGGCACGCAGCCCGTTGCATTACTGGGCGGCGTACCTGGACCCCAACCGCCAGCCACGCGAGGCAACGCCTGCGATGGTGATCGGCTCAGCCGTGCACACCCACGTGCTCGAGCTCGACACCTGGGACCAGCGCTATGTCACCTGCCCTGAAGGCATCGACAGGCGCACCAAGCAAGGGAAGGCCGAATGGGAGGCGTTCTCTGTGGCCAGCAGCAACCGCACGGTGCTGAGCAAGGCCGACGCCGATCTGGTGATGCGGATGGGTCAAGCGATCTATGCGCACCCTGCTGCGGCGTTCCTGCTGCAGCGTCCCGGCCTGGCTGAGCAGACCTACCTCTGGACGGATGAGGCGACCGGGCTGGAGTGCAAGTGCCGGCCCGACTGGCTGCTCGATGACGGCAGCCTGATCGTGGACCTGAAGACCACCGAGGATGCGAGCCCGGCCGGGTTCCGCAAGTCGGTGGCCAACTTCCGCTACCACGTCCAGGCGGCCTGGTATCTCGACGGACTCGAACGCGCCACCGGCCGCCGGCCTGAGCAGTTCATCTTCATCTGCGTGGAGAAGAAACCACCGCACTGTTGCGCCGTGTACGCGGCGAGCGCGGAGATGATCGCCGCCGGTGCGCTGACAGCTGAGGCCGATCTGGCCCGGCTGGCGCTGTGCAAGGAGTCCGGCGAATGGCCGGGGTACTCGAACCAGATCGAGGTGCTCGACCTGCCGCCCTGGATGCGGCCGCGGCCGGATGGCTCGGTGCCGGCAGCGCCAGCCGAGATTGAGGCCTTCTGATGGATCAGATGGCCAACCTCATCGTGATCGCGATCACCACCTGGTGCGGCGCGATCTTCCTGCAGCACATCACCGACGCGTCGCTGCTCACGGCGGCCGCCGGTTCATTCTTCATCCTGATGGCTCTCAAGTCATGACCGAACAATCCACAGCACTGACCACCACGCAGGGCAGCGTGTTCTCGGGCATCCAGGCGTTCGAGGATGCGCAGCGCATCGCCAAGGCACTCGCCAGCTCGACGCTGATTCCACCGCAGTTCCAGGGGCAGCAGGGTTTTGCCAACTGCTTGGTGGCGCTGGAGATCTCGCACCGGATGCGGATGAGTCCGTTCCAGGTGATGCAGAACCTCCACATCATCCACGGCCGCCCCAGCTGGAGCAGCCAGTTCATCATCGGCCTGGTCAACGGCTGCGGCCGCTTCAGCCCGCTGCGCTACGAGATGACCGGCACCGGCGACGGACTGGCCTGCTACTGCGTGGCCACCGAGCTGGCCAGCGGCAACGATCTGAAGGGACCGGCGGTGAGCATGGCGATGGCGAAGAAGGAAGGCTGGGCCACCAAGAGCGGCAGCAAGTGGCAGACGATGCCCGAGCTGATGATCCGCTACCGGGCCGCGGCCTTCTGGGGCCGGCTGTACATCCCCGAGCTGCTGGTTGGCATCCAGACCGAAGAGGAAGTGGTGGACGTGGAGCCGGTGACGGTGCGCGCTGCCGAGCCTCAGCAGCCGAAGGCGAGCCTGGAAACCCTGAACCAACAGATCGCCAACCCACCGCCGGTGGTGATCACACCTGTGGAGGAGCCTGCTGATGACGAGATCTTCTGAGTCTGGATACCTGACACCGCGCGAGCTGGCTGCGCGATGGCGGAACATCGTCTCCCTCAGCACGCTCGACAACTGGCGCAGCAGCCAGAACCGTGGCCCGCGGTTTGTGAAGATCGGCGGCCGAGTTCTCTACCCAGTGGTGGAGGTCGAAGCCTACGAACAGCGCAACCTGCGCGGCCTGCCTAACAACCCTTCGCAACCCAACCGATGACCTTCAAGCTGAACCTGTCGATCTTCAAGAGCACCAAGCCTGACAGCAAGGTGGACTTCACCGGAATGATGAACGTGAAGGTGGAGGAGCTGGACGCGTTCTGCGCGTTCGTGATGAGCCAGACGCCGGACCAGTACGGCAGCGTGCAGGTGCCGATCAGCGGCTGGAAGAAGACCAGCAGCAAGGGTCTGGCGTATGTGAGCGCAGTGGCGCAGCCGCCGCGCGACTGGGTGCCGCCTGTGAGCGCGCAGAGCGCCGCGCAGAGCCTGGCCCAGGCGGTGGATGGGGAAGTGCTGGATGTGGATCTGTTCTAGGAGTTCATCAGCTCGCATTCGAGGCGGGCGATCTCGTTGACGGCCTGCTGCAGCAGCTGCTGCTGATAGCAGGCTTGCTTGAGGAGAGCAGCCGCCAGAACGCCCGCGTCCTTGCTTTCGAGCAGGGCGCGGGCTTGTTTTTCGATGGTGAACTGCTGCTCGGTGGTGAGCTCCACCGCCATCCACTCGCCGAACCGCATGGTGCCATAATGGCGGGGTACCTTGGAATTATACCGATGGAGTGTCCGCGGTGCACCAGCGGCGAGATCAGGACGATCACCACCAACGGCAAGGAGGCCGGCAGGGTGACCCGTCAGCGGAGGTGCCTGAAGTGCCGGCACACGTGGTACACGGTCGAGCTGCCGGTGAGCGTGGCGGTGATCGGCTGGACACGCGGGACGGGGAAGTCCGTGCCGGTGCTGCGTGTGCCGGTGGACCTGGCGGTGGGCAAAGAGGCCGTGTGAAGAACTGTCACAGCGGGATGGCAGGTGCCCCGTGGGCGGGGGATGATTCGCAGGCAACCGCACCCCGTCATGCTCACCACCACCCTTCTGGTGATCTGGAAGCTGCTCCTGCCGCTGCTGGTTGTGGTCGCAGTGATCGACTGGCTCACCGCCTCTGACGATCGCCGCGTTCGCATCCTGCGCCGCACTGGTCTCAGTCAGCTGCAGATCGCCACCCGCCTCAACATCACCCGTCACCCCGTCCGCCGGGCGCTCGCACCATGATCAACCGCATCAACAACACCATCTGCTTTCTGATCGCCGCGGCCGTGTTCGCGATGATCGGCCTTGATGCCAGCAACCAGCCCGGCATGACCCACAGCGGCACGCAGCTGGAGGTGCGCAAGTGACCCGCCCACGCCGCTTCTACTTCCAGATCAAGTCCGCCAACATCATCGAGTGCATCACGGCTCACAGCTTCAGCGAGGCCAAGCACCTGGCCGCAAGCGAATGGCTGCCGTGGTGGGACCAGATCGAATGGCTCAACCCTGAAACCGTCACCGACCCGTCCATTCATGCCTGAGATCACTGGAGCGATGCTGCCCTTCATCTGGGCAGAAGATCCATCACCAGCGAAGCTGGGCGATGGCATCAGCCGGCCGAAGCCCGGCAGCCGCACTCGCGAATACAAGCTGATCGTCTACCCGACCGGCGCCAGGCCGCTGACGTGGATCACACGCGCCGAGACCAAACGGCACGCGATCCGCTACGCGCAGAACCGCTGGCCGGGTGCTGACGTGGAGGCGGCGTGATGTATCTGCTCATCTGGGTTCTGCTGATCGCCACGACTGCGCTGGTGCTCGTCAATCAGCCATGGCTGGCGCTGATGGCTCTGACGCTCTGTTTCACGCTGAGGTGCTGCTGCAATGACTGACCTCTCCCCTGCCGCGCAGCAAGTTTTCTGGGAGTTCAACCGTGCTGCCAGTGGAAAGCCGGATGATTGGCACTACCTGCCTGCCATCGCTGCTGCCCTCCGCGCCCTTGACGAGCAGCTCGGTTACGACGTCCTCGGTGTTCGCGCTGTGGACTCTTCCCAGATTCGCCTGATCGCCGCCGAGCTGGAGGGTGCCGATGCCTGACGCCCTGCTCGCCCTCGCCCTGTTGCTCGCCCTCGGCGCAGCGGTTGAGCTGTGCATCAAGGTGACCTTCGTGCGCCTGCTGCCGTTGCTGCTGAGGTTGGGACATGACTGACCCCATCCGCGCCAAGCTGGAAGCGCTGATCACCGACAGCGGCACCTACCGTCAAGGCCAGCAGGATGAACGCCAGCGCCTGCGCAGCTTGATTGATGTTCGCATCGACCAGCTGCGTGGTGTCGTCGGCATCCGCAACCGGGAGCAGATGTGCGCTGAGCTGCTCCAGCTTCGCCAGTTGATTGACCCATGAACCACCGCATCAGGATCGACCAACAGCGCGCCGACATGATGGAGGCGCTCTACCAACGCAGCGGCCGCACCTGCTGCACCTACACCGGGTTGTGGGAGGAGTTTGCGCTGGAGATGGCCGCCAACTTCCGCGACACCTACTACCCGGAACTGCTTGATCGGGTGTGCGCCGCGATGGATGCCACCGGCTCGGTGATGACGCAGAAGCAGGCGCAGCAGGCGATCGAGGTGTGCCGCCAGCAGCTGCTCGGGGAGCGTTGGCGGTGAACTACAAGGGAGTCTGCGCCGCACTGGTGGAGCGGCTGGCTGAGTTCGTGCCAGCCGATGACCCGATGCTGTTGGAGGCGAAAAAGATCGTCGCCCATCAGCCGCCGCAGTTTGAGAAAGGCGCGAAGAACAAGTCGGCAGTGTTGACACCTGAGATGGTGCGTGAGCTGCGCCGGCTCCGCCGTGAAGGCTGGAGCTACGGCCGGCTGGCGATCAGGTTCGGCATCAGCAGCCGTCACGCCTGCCGAATTGCAAGCAACAAAGCCTGGAGCTGGATGGATGACTGACCCGATCAACCAGCCGCCGCACTACCGGCAAGGCGAGATCGAGTGCATCGAAGCAATCGAGGCTGCTCTGACGCCTGAGGAGTTCCGCAGCTACTGCAAAGGCAACGTGATCAAGTACACCTGGCGCGAGCGCCACAAAGGCGGCGGTGAGTCACTCGCCAAAGCGCTGTGGTATCTCCGCCGACTTCTCGCCAAACTGGAGCCATGTTCTACCTCGCAGGGCTGAATCTGATCGAGCGGCTGGCGCTGTGGATCCTGTGCCGCAGCCCGCGCACCAGCTTGGTGGTGGTGAAGGAGCACGCCTGGCCGTCGGTGTTTGTCGCCAGTGATCCGCGCGATCCGGTGGCGGCGCACGTCACCAACGGCGAGGTCGAGCCGCTTTCGATGCAGCTCGAGCGGTTGTACCACCAGCCGTCTTACGGGGAGGAGGAATGATCAGCCTGCACGCCGGCCGCCTGCTGCTGGTGTGCAGCCGCTCCAGCCGTACTTGGCACGCGCGTGTGGTGCTTGGGCCGAAGCCTGAATACCAGCTTGAGGCCGACACCAGTACGTCGAAGCTCTATGAGGCGCTGCAACGTGCGCAGGTGATCTACCAGGAGGCGGTGGCCAGCATCCGGCCAGCCGACAGCCAGCGGATGTGCTGGGACTGCATCCAATGGGATCCGCGGTGCAACTGCTGCGAGCTGGGCATACCAGAGTGCCGGCGCAGCGGCGGCCGGTTCGCGCCACGATGCGAGATGTTCGAGGCGGTGCGATGAGCGAGCCTGAAGTGATCAGCCGGCTCGATCGCGACGGCGGCTACATCGAGACGCTCGAGCCTGCTGGTGGCGGCGAGCTGTACTACAGGAGCTGCGCGAGCGGTTACTGCCGGTACAGCTCGGACCTGTGGCAGGCGGAGCTGTACCTGACCCACCTGCTGGCGCGATAGCTAGCCCTCACCGGCGACCCAGCGCGCGATTGCCCATTCGCGAACAGCGAACCAGAACGGCTGGGCGCGATACCAGTCGACCCATGGCTTGTGGCCCTTCTGGCTGTTGCACATGAGGCAGCAGCTGACGAGGTTCTCGCGCACGGTCAGGCCGCCGTGCACCTTGGGGATGACATGATCGAGGGTCGGGCTGCGGCCGAGCGGATCGCCGCAGTAGGCACACTCGTAGTTCCAGGCGAGGTGGATCTGATCGCGCGCGGAGCGGCGTGTGACCAGGCGGGTCTCGTCAATGTGGTGCTGATCCACTGAGGTCGGCTGGCAGGGGAACGGCGTGGACTTCGAGGTCCAGGAGGTCGTCG